GTGATGACCGTGGCGGGAGACCTGATCTATAAGTTCCAGGATTTTTTGGGGGCGGAGGAGATCGCGGAGCGGATCGAGAGGACCATGCCGCCCGCCCTTGTGCCTCCCAAGGAGGGGGCGCCTCAAAGACCGCCGCAGCCCCCGCCCCCACAGATGCAAGTCAAGATGATGGAAATGGAAGTGAGTAAAATGAAACTACAGGTCGAGCAGCAGAAGTTGCAGGTGGAGAAGTTGAAAGCATTGAGGGAAGCGCAGGGTGAGAGGAGCGAGGTGAGGGACATGCTGCTCGACCTGTTGTCGGAGGTGTTTAGTTGATGGGGGCGGTGGGTTGCGGGCCGGGATCTTTTCGCCGCTTACTTTGTCGTCGCTTCGGCGCAGCTCCTCACATACACAAGAAGTATGCTGCGTCGCGCGCCATCAGCGACTCCTACTCATGCATCAAAAATCGCCTCGGCCAAATTGAGGCCAGGAGCGTGACAGGGGTTGTGACAAAATGATTGACAAAATTTTGGGGTCATGGCGCATAACATATTGATATTGCACATAAAGGGTGTGACAAAATGAGTGACAAAACGGGTGACAAACTGAGATAGCGCATAGCCAAAATTTCGGGTTCTTGCCAGGGCCCGGCCAGGCCGGGGTGAGACGAAAGCGAACAAAAGGGACGGCAGTGTAGGTGCCTACACCACTTGCACTGTCGTCCCTTTTGTTTGGCCCGATTATTGGGGTTCAGCACCCGCTCGGCGAGCAAAGCTCGCCGAGCCTCGCCGCTCACAAAAGCGCTTAAGCGAGTGGGCCTGAGAGGCAAACGAAAAGGAGAACAGATATGACAACTACCGTGGAAGAAACCACGCAAGCTCCGGGCGCATATGCCCTGGGCCAGGCCGGAAGCGAGGGGTCGGCGCCCTCGATGGATGAGGCAGCAGCAACGGACGGACAGGCCGCAACGCCCGGAAACGGGCGACCGGACTCGGCATCCGAGGAAGGCGAAGGTGGGGACGCCTCGCAGGAAGCGCCCGAAAGGGCGGCGCACGGCCGGCAGGAAAGCAAGGTCGTGCGGGAGCTGAAGGAGCAGAGGCGCAGGAGGCGCGGCGCAGAAGAGGCCGCGGCTTACTGGAGGGGCGTAGCAGAAGGCCGGATGAGGCCGGAAGGCGGCGCGGCCCTTCGGCCGCCGTCCCAATACCCGTCTCCGGGCGCCCCGCTGGGGCAGGGGGTCTCGTCCCCCGACCCGATGACCTTCGAGAGGTTCGATGATTACGAGGAAGTCCTGGCGCAATATCCCGCCGGCGGCACGGCGCTCGACGCGGCGGCAGGCGCGCTCGCGGGCACGGAAGGCGAAGCGCTCTCCGACGCGGCCGCGCTTCCCACGGACGCCGCCGCGTATCCCGGAGCAGCGCCGCCCCCACCGGCCGGCGCCGCGGAGACCGACCGCGCCTTCGCCGCCCGCATCAGGCAGGCGGCGGCCGGGGAATACCCGGAGGTCCTCGACATCGTGAACGACGCGACGCTCCACGTGAGCAAGCCGATGGCCGCAGTCATCAAGGCGTCGGACGCGGCGCCTGCGCTCCTGCGATACCTCGCGCAGCACAGGGAGGAAGCGAGGCGCATCTACGACCTCGCCCCGACGCTGACGCTGCCCGACGGCAGGCAGGTCCAGAGCGGCAACCCCCTGGCTGCCGCGATGGAGCTGGGCAGGATCGCATCACGCCTGTCGGCCGGAGGCGAGCAGCCACAGACAAGACGCGTCTCTTCCGCCCCGGAGCCGGTCGTCCCCGTGGGCGGCGCAAAAGGTGCCGTCGAGACGGACGACGAGCGGGTCCCCATCGAGGAGTTCGTCAGGCGGCGGAACGAGGCGCAGTACAGCCATTTAAGGAAAAGGAGATAAATCATGGCCAACACGCTCATAACACCGACGCAGGTATTGCGCGAGGCCTTAAGGGTCCTCCACAACAACCTGGTATTCGTAAAGAACGTCAACAAGCAGTACAGCAAGGAGTTCGCCATATCGGGCGCCCAGGTGGGCGCGACGATCAACGTGAGGCTCCCGAACCGCTACTACGTGACGAAGGGCACGCAGCTCGCGCCGCAGACGACGAACGAGTCCACAGTCCCCCTGACGCTGACGACGAACTATCAGGTGGGCTTGAGCTTCACGCAGCAGGAGCTCACCCTCTCGCTCGACGATTTCTCGAAGCGGGTGCTCGTCCCCTCCATGGCGCGCCTGGCCTCGCAGATCGACCAGGACGGCCTCGCCCTCGTCTCGAACGTCTTCAACCAGGTGGGCACGCCCGGCACGACCCCCGGCACCTCGGGCGGCTCGTTCACCAACCCGCTCCTCAACTACAATGCGCCCCAGGTCTACCTGAACGCGGGCATGAAGCTTGACAACCAGGCAACACCCAGGGACGAGAACCGCTGGTGCGTGCTCAACCCGGCGGCGATGGCCGCATCCGTCGGCGGGCTGTCCGGCCTCTTCCAGGATGCCAAGGCAATAGGCGAGCAGTATAGAAAGGGCGTCATAGGCAGCGCCCTCGGCTTCGAGTTCGCCATGGACCAGAACGTCAACATGCTGACGACCGGGGCGCACGGCGGCACGCCGGTGGTCGCGGGCGGCAGCCAGACGGGCGCAACGCTCGCCACGTCGGGCTGGACCGCCTCCGTGTCGAACATCCTCACGGCCGGCGAGATCATCTCCGTCGCCGGGGTCAACGGGGTCAACCCGGAGAACCAGACGACGACGGGCTACCTCCAGAACTTCGTCGTGACCGCGAACTGCTCGTCCGACTCGAACGGCAACGTCTCGATCCCGATCTACCCGTCGATCATCGTGGCGGGGGCGGGCGTGGCGAACGGCACCGTGACTGCGAGCCCGGCGGCGAATGCGCCGGTCACGCTGATGAGCGGCGCGGGGAACACGTCGTACCCGATGAACGTCGCCTATCACCAGGACGCATTCACCCTGGCGACGGCCGACCTAGAGATGCCGAAGGGCGTCGATTTCGCGGCGCGCGAGACGTACGACGGCATCTCGATGCTGATAGTAAGGGCGTATGACATCAACTATGCCCAGTTTCCGTGCCGCGTAGACGTGCTGGCCGGCTGGGCGTGTCTCCGCCCGGAGCTGGCTTGCAGAATTACCGGGTGATGTTGTGGGGACCGGGATCTTTTCGCGGCTTTTTCGCCGTTTTCTTCGGTGTTCCGGCTCGACGGACACAAAAAGTCCAATCTCGCCGGCCCCCCTCGAAAAACAACGAAAAATCCATCGAAAATCTCCCGGTCCCACTTTACCGGCCGAAAAGAGGGATTTTCCCTCTTTCCTTGGGAGAGAGGGTAGGGTGAGGGGTGGTTGTTTTGTACTTTCCGTGGGGCCAGGGCCGAGGCGATTTTTGCGCCGAACGCGACGACAAAGCTATGCACGAAAAGCGCCCGGCCCCCTAAAGGAGACAACATGATTATCACGGTAGGGCAGATAGTCAAATGTGCGTTGCAGGATATCGGGGTGATCGCCAAGCAGGAAGCTCCTGGGGCGGATGAGATCTCCGACGGGCTGCTCAAGCTCAACGTCATGATCGACGCCTGGTCCGTCCGCTCGCTGATCGTCCTGGGGACGGTCCTCGAGGGGTTCGCCCTGACGGGCGGAAAGCGGACCTACACGATAGGGGAGGCGGGCGACTTCGCTACGGACAAGCCCTCCCGCGTGACGGACGCTTTCGTCCGCGACAGCGCGGGAACGGACACGCCCCTTGAGATCATTACCCAGGCGGAGTACGACCGCCTGCCGGACAAGACCATTGCAACGGGCAGGCCGCTGGCCCTTTGCTTCGATCCCGGGCCGGCCCAGGCGGCCGTCCCTGCAGGCGTCGTCAGCCTTTATCCTGCGCCTGACGCTTCGACGCAGTACACGCTTTACCTGGGAGAGCAAAAGCCCCTTACGGAGTTCCACAAGCCGACGGACGCGGTCACGTTTCAGCCCGCCTATTACGAGGCCCTCGAATACAACCTGGCCTTGCGGTTGTGGCGGCAGTACCACGAAGACGCGCGCCCCATCCCGGCGGACATCGTGACTCTGGCCCGCGACTCCCTGAAGGTCATCGAGACGATGAGCGGCCGCACCCCGACTGCGAAGATAGAGGTGCCGGTCGGCCGCGGGCGCTACAGCGTGCTGACAGGCGGGGCATCATGAGGCTGCGGAGGGCGCTATGAATATACCATTCGTCGGCCCGACCTACGCGGGCCGCTCCGGCAACATCGACGCCTCACGCTCAGTCAATTTCTACCCTGAGACGAACGCGGCAGGCGCCAAGCAGCCGATGACCCTCGTCGGGACGCCGGGCACGCTTCTTTGGGCCTCCCTGGGCGCGCTGCCCATCAGGGGGATGCACGTGATGAACGGCGTGCTCTACGTCGTCGCGGGAAGCAGGCTTCATTCGGTGACTGCCGCCGGCATTGTCTCGCCCGCCCTCGGCCTCCTGACGACATCGACCGGCAGGGTGCTCATGGCGGACAACGGCGCAGGGGCCTCCGGCGTGGGCGGGAACCAGCTCATGATCGTGGACGGGACGAACGGCTACATCTACAACACGGCGACGGGCGTCTTCAGCGAATGCGTAGGCGGCGGCTTCCCATCGGCAGGGGCTGCGAGCCTCACGTACATCGACGGCTATTTCATCGCTGCCGCGCAGGGCAGCATGGACGTGTGCGCGTCGGACCTGTACGACGGCACGACCTGGAACGCCCTTGCGCAGTCCCCTGTCTCGGCGGCGCCGGACGCGGTGAGGGCGCTGGCGAACCTCCATCAGCAGCTTTGGATCATAAAGGAGTACACGTCCGAGGTCTGGTACGACGCAGGTACGCCGACGAGCCAGGGCTTTCCTTTCCTGCGCGTCCCCGGGGCCGTCATCGACTACGGTACGCCCGCCCCCTATTCGGTCGCCAGGGGCAACGACTCGCTCTTCTTTTTGGCGAGCCAGCGGAACAACGACGGCGGCGAGTTCGTGGGCGTCGTCTCGCTCTACGGGTACGCGCCGCAGATCGTCAGCCCGCCGCAGGTTGCCTACCGGATGGGACTCTATCCGACGCTGGCGGATGCCTTCGGCTACTGTTACTCGGACGGGGGCCACACGTTCTACGTGCTCACCTTCCCGACGGGCAACGCCACGTGGGTCTACGACGCATCGACCGCCATGTGGCACGAGAGGTCAACGTGGAGAGGCTCACCGTATGCAGTCGGCCGGCACGTCGGCAACTGCTACGCCGCCTTCGCGGGGGCGCACCTCGTAGGCGACTGGCAGAGCGGCAACATCTACGCGATGTGCTCCGATGTCTATACAGATAACGGCCTGCCCCTCGTCAGCGTCAGGACTGCCCAGCACATCTTCGACCCGAACGACCTATCCAGGCTCTTCATCAGGAGGCTCACGGTGGACATGGAGACGGGCGTCGGCAACGCTGCGACGGGCCTGGCGCCTGCGTGCGCCCTTTCGTGGTCAGACGACGGGGGCCACACGTGGTCCGGCGAGTACGCGGCATCGATGGGTGCTGCCGGGGCCTACAGGACGCGGGCAGTCTGGCGCAGGCTGGGATCGTTCCGGGACAGGGTCTTCAGGATTGCGATATCGGACCCGGTCAAAAGGATTATCATAGGGGCTTCCATTGAATAGGCGCGGCCGGGATATGTCAAGCACGGCTATCGGAGGGTTCATATGATAAAGCAATTTCCTTCGACTTCCCTCCCCCTGACGGATCCCTCCTGGCAGCAATGGCTCGCCGAGGTCGCGGCGACGGGCGCAGCCGTTGCCTGGATCGACCCGACGAACCCGAGATTCGGAAAGGCAGAGCCTCCCCATACGGGGGGGATGCTGGCGTACGCGAACGGGACGGACTGGAACCCGGGCAATGGGGAGGGCTACTACAGGTGGACGGGGAGCGCGTGGAAATATCTGGGATAAGACGGGCGTGGGGGTGATGCGATGCTCGACTACGGGATAGAAAAGCTCGACGGAAGGCTGCGGGGCGAGATGCTCCTGATGGCGAACCTATACTGGCAGGACGTGGCAGCGCCGTTCCACGCGTTCCCGCCGGACGTCGATTGGGAGCTATATGCGGCGCTGGAAAAGGCGGGGCGTTTGAGGATCGTCGCCGGGCGGAACGATAGGGGGCGGCTCAAGGCGGCGGCGATAGTCGTCGTTGCGCCCCATCCCCACTATGCCTGCGTCTGCGGCTCGGTCCCGCTGCTCTTCCTGCATCCCGACTACCGCAAAGGGAGCGAAGGGGTAAGACTCGTGCGCCTTGCGGAGAGGGCGGCGGAAGGGGCCGGGGCGCAGCTCATGATGACCCACGGCGGGATGCACAACGGGGTCTACCGCCTCTTCGAGGGGATGCACTACGCGGACTTCGGAAGGTACTACGTCAAGGTCCTGAAAGACGGACCGAACGGGACGGCGCCTCTATTCAAGAACAAGGAGGGATGAGATGGGTGCGACATCAATAATAGGCGGCTCGCTCTTGGGCGGCCTCGGCCTGGCGGGGAGCGCAATGCAGGCCAACGCGGCAAGCTCGGCGGCCGGCACAATAGCAAACGCAGACCTGGCGGGGCAGCAGCTTCAGTACCAGGAATGGCTCCAGCAGCAGGCAAACATGCAGCCCTGGCTCCAGGCAGGGCAGACCGGAGTCAACGCGCTGGCGTACGGGATGGGACTTCCAGGCTACACAACAGGGGGCGTCGCGTCGGGGCCGGCGTCGAAGCAGGGGGGACTCCTCAATATCCCCGCTTTTTCCTTCGACCCTACACAGATCGCCAACGATCCTGATTATCAGTGGACCACGCAGCAAGGCGTCAACGCCCTGGCCGCGAGCGGCGCGGCTGCGGGCAACTACGGCTCGGGCAACATGGGGACCGCCCTTGAGCAGTTCGCCCAGAACAACGCGGCAAATTACATGAACCAGTACTACAACCAGGCCCTCGACACCTACGGCCAGAACCTTAACTCGCAGTATACGATGCCTTACAACATGCTGGCAGGCCTGTCGAACACGGGGCAGACCCAGTCGCAGGCGATGGCGAACCTCGGCCTCCAGGCAGCCAACACGGTAGGACAGTACGGCGTGAACGCGGCGAACGCCCTGGCCTCCGGCCAGATCGGGGTGGCGAACGCGTACGCGGGCGGACTCAACAGCCTGGCGAACCAGATTGTGGGCGGCTACAACCCCTACCTGCAAAGCCTTGGGCGGGGCGGCTCGGGCATCGCGCTGCAGACGGGCAGCGGCCTTTCGCCCCTGAGCTACTATGGGTTGTCGGACTACGACTCGTATCTATAGACGGAAAGGAGGGCATATGCCTTACAGGGTCAATTACTTGATGGCCGGCACGGAAGGCGGCGATGGGCGCGGCGGTCCGGGCCGCGGCGGACGGGGCACGGCTTTGCGCGACATGGCGGCCGTTGCTGCGATGGGCGACGCGATGCGGATGGACGACCTGCGCCGCAGGGTGCTCGCGCTGAAGGCGGCGGGACAGGGCGGCGCGATGCGGCCCGCGCACTTCGCGGCTGCCCGCCCGGTGCACCCGGCGCTCGCCGCACGGGCGCTGCCCGTGCGGCCGGCCGGACTCACGGCTGCGCGCCCCGTGCACGGAGCGATGGTCCATCCGGCGCTTGCCGGCCAGGCGCACGCCCGCGCCCACGCGGGCATCCTCCACACGGGGCGGCGCAAGCTCCGCGTCCTCGGCCATTTCGCCAACCACGCCATCAAGACGGGCGACAACAGGGCGCTGCGCAGACTCCTTACGCTTGCGAAGTCGGACCCCCACGTCTCCAGGCTCATCCCTGCCGATTTCGACGTTGAGGCGACGGGGGCGCACGCATTCCGCGTCACCTCCACCCTTACGCCGGGCGGCCTGGCCGCCCTCGCGGGAAACGCCTCACGGCCGCTCGCCGCAGAGATCGCCAAAAGCCCGCCCGGGCGGTACACGTACCGGGTTGAGCAGGGCAAAGTGACGGACTTCGAGGCAGCGCCGGACGGCCGCAAGGGGTCCGGCGCATGGTCGGAGACGGAGGCGGACATTATCCCCCGGAGCGGCGACCGGGGCGGACGGAGAGTATGGTGAGGGTTATATGAACCTGTCGAACAAGACCTGCCTGGTCTACGACCTGGGCCTTTTCACGGAGAATGCCCTGCGCCTCGTGCGGGATTGCGCCTCCGTCAAATACTACGTGCCGAACCGGGAGGCGTTTCCGGAGCCTTTCAGGGGGCTGATCGGCAAGGGCCTCGACGGTCTGGAGCGGGTCGAGTCCTTCGAAGACCACGTGGATGGGGCGGATTTCATCTTCGTGCCTGACACGACCTGCGGGCCGCTCGTGGAGTGGCTTAAAAAACACGCGTACCCCGTCGCCGGCGCAGGGGCGGCCGAAGCGCTGGAGCTCGACCGCTGGCACGGCCGCTCGCGCCAGAAAGAGAACGGCCTGCCCGTCCACGAGACGCACAGGATAAAGGGAATCACGGCCCTGCGGAAGTTCTGCGAGGAGCACAGGGACTATTACATCAAGGTGGACAATGAGTTCCGGGGCGTCTCGGAGAGCTTCAAGCACCACGACAAGCGCTCCTCGGAGTCGAGGATCGACTACATCGCGTACAAGGTCGGTCCGTTCAAGGAAGACGTTGTCTTCGTCTGCGAGGAGCTTTTGCCGGGCGTCGAGCCGGGCATCGACGCGATCACCTGGGACGGGGAGCTCCTCTTCCCGACGACAGCGGGCTACGAGAGGAGAGGATCGGGCATCATAAGCAAGGTCTACAGGACGGCCGCCGAGATCCCGGAGGCGTGCCGGGCGGTACATGAGGGCATGGCGCCCGAATTCAAACGCCACAAGACGCGCTTTTTTTACAGCGCGGAGTTTAAAATCGACCGGGATCGCGTACCCTACCTGATCGATCCGACGATCCGCCTCGCCGCGCCGGGCGTTGCAGCCATCCAGTCGGAGCTTATCGAGAACTACTCGGAGGTCGTCTATGGCCTGGCGACAGGCCAAAAGGTGAGCCCGGTCATGCGGCACAAGTACGCAATCGCGGTCTCCATGGACTCAAGCGAGGCGGCGAAGACCTTCGTCAATATTTCCTTCCCGAAGGAAATGCGCCGTTGGGTGAAACTCCGCATGGCCGTGAAGCACCGGGGCGATTATTACTCGGTGCCGCCTTTCGACAGCCTGGGGTGCGTCGTGGCGCTCGGGGGCTCGATAAGCGAGGTGATTATCGCCGCGAAGGAGCGGGCGGAGCAGGTGGACGCGATCAGCGTCAACGTCGATTTCGCAGGCATAGAGCGGATTGAGGAGAACATCGAGGAAGGCAAGAAATATGGCATTAACTTCTGAGGTGAGGCCATGAGTCAAACGTCGATCGCGCCCTACCCGCGGTTCAGGGCGTTCTACCCAGGCACAGGCAACCCGCTCGCGGGCGGGCAGTTGTGGACCCTCCAGCCGGGCACGAGCGGCTTCGGGTACCTGAAGGCTACATATACCGATTCGAGCGGGGCGGTGCAGAACCCGAACCCCGTCATCCTCGATGCGAACGGAGAGGCCGACGTCTGGCTCTCCGGCTACACGAAGCTGGTGCTCCAGGACGTAAACGGCGTCCAGGTCTGGTCCGTCGATAACGTCTCCTCTATGCCGAATACCTCGCCCACGGGCGTCACCGAATGGATTTCCCAGCTGGGCCTTGTCCTGACCTATCTCAACGCGACGCAGTTCTCCACGCCGGGCGACCAAACGACACTCTTCCCAATTGGTCAAAGGGTACAGGCAACCGTAGCGGCGGGAATCATATATGGGACTGTCTCTAATTCAGCAACCACAGGAACACCCGTCATTACGACCGTCACCGTCACCTGGGACTCAGGCCAGTTGGATTCGGGGCTATCAGCCATTGCCACCGGGATCATCACCGCCTCGGCCCATGTTTCCCTGCCTTATGGCTCTCTCGGCCTTTTCACGGGCGAAGTGAGGATGTTTGCGGGGCCTTCCGCTCCTTCGGGCTGGCTTACCTGTGACGGCTCGGCAGTCTCCCGCGCGACTTATGCGGCCCTCTTCGCCGTCATAGGTACAACCTTCGGCTCAGGCAACGGCTCGACTACCTTCAACCTCCCCGACCTGAGAGGGCGCTTGCCGATAGGGGCGGGGCAGGCAACCCCGCCTATTTGGACTAGTGGCGGCACGTTCTCTCTAGGTCAGATAGTCAAGCCCACAGCCTCTTATAATTACACGTACGAATGCACAGTGGCCGGCACAGCGGGGTCTACGGAACCCACGTGGCCTACGACAGTCGGCAATACGGTCACGGACGGCGGCGTGACGTGGACCTGCAGGGCGAAGTGGTCGAACAGGACGCTCGGTGCATATGGCGGGGCTGAGGCACACACTCTGTCTGCTCCAGAGTTGCCGGCGAGTATTCCCTTCACGGACCCCGGCCATACTCATAGTGGCGATGTGTCGAATTTGGGCACCAACACTTATGGATTTGCCTATCCTGGGGCGTATCAAGGAGCGGGGGCTGTGCCTTCAGCGACGACAGGTATAACAATTAACCCATCGGGCGGCGGGGCACACACAGTTATGAACCCCTTCGCTGCCGTCAGCTTCATCATAAAGACGTGAGGCGCTTATGAAAAGACTCTTTGGCTATTTTTGTATTGTTGCAATATGGGCGATGGCGGGGTGCCAGGGGCAGGTTGCATTTGCCCAGGCGGTAGACTGCTATACATGGGACGCGCAAAGCCAGTCATGGGTGTGGAATCCGCTGTGCGGGAGCTCGGTCGTCTTCGGCGGCAGCCTCACTATCCCTAGAGGCAAATCGGCCGTCATCGGCAATTCAATATCGTTCTTTGGCAACGACGGGGCAAGCCTGAATATCGGCGCGGGGGGCACGCTCAGCCCTTCGGCTTTTGTAGGATCGGGGCAAACCAGCACCGTACCGATCGGGACCGTCATCACTTCTTCACCGTATTACGGTTCCGGCTTTATAGTTAAATCGACAACTTCATCGCAGCTTGTGCCGAGCGCCACGTCGATTCCCCTTACCTCAGCCGCAGGCTTCGCGGTCGGGCAGCAGGTTTACATCGCCCTCGCGGGCGCGGTATCGGGCACAACGACGGCCAACTATACGGGGACGATCACGGCGATTTCCGGCCAGACCCTCACCGTCAGCCCCGCGATCACGACGGCTCCGCCTGTAGCCAACGCCCTGGTCTGGACGCTCGGCACGACGACAGGGTCTATCTCCGCCTCCTCGACCGCCCTTACCGTCGCAAACAGCGCGTCTTATTACACCGGCCAGGGCATCTACATAGCAGGCGCAGGGGCATCGGGAGGCGCATACATAGGCGCAGTGGGGGCCGTCAACTCCTCGACCTCGATCACTGTCTCCCCGGCTGCTTCCACTCAAGTATCCGGCGCGGTGGTCCAGCACGACGACACGAACGCCTTCCAGTCGGCCATCAACGCCGTGGCGGGCAACGGCGGCGGGAAGATCGTCGTCCCTGACGGCTTCTACCAGATAAACGGCCCGCTCCAGGACACGGGGACGGGCGGGGCGAACGCCATCATCAACATGCCCAAGCTCCCAGCCTTAAGCGCCTATTCGGGCACAGGGACCGCCGGGCCTATGGTGGGCGTCTCCATCCAGGGCGTGACGCTCCCCTACACGCTGCCTAACACGTTCGTCACGCAGACCCTCCCGAACATGGGCGGGACGATCATCTACACGGCGCAGACTGCCGGGAACCTCATAGGGGGTGTAAACCTCACGCAGGCGGGCGACTTTACGGGGATCGCCTTGGACCTCGAAAACCTCATCTTCCGCACGCAGCCGAACCCGCAGATCACGATGGTCAACGCCAAGTTCATTGACCAGCTTAAAGTTGTCCAGTGCGTCTTCGACACCTCCGATACGGGCCTCGTCACGCAGCCGACGAACAGCAACGGCGTGGCCCTCATCACGCCGGAGGTGACGGACAACGTCAACAATAGGATCCAGGACACAGTCATATGGGGCTACTACACGGGCCTGTCGGTGGGCGAGATGATCGAGCTCAACGATATCTGGATACACGCCTGCGCACAGCCGATGGTCCTGCAGCAATATGGCTACGGCGTCCACGGGGCGAAGATTGCTATCCAGGCGTCGCCCCAGGGGATAATTGCGGGCGCGGGGGCGCGCAACATCATCTTCGACCAGGTCAACTTCGAGCACGCGACTACGCCTTCTTGGGTGACGAACGTCTACGACATAAACGATCCGAGCAACTACCTTTCGGGGCGCGTCACCTACGAGAGGAGCGGGGGCACCATAAACGTAAACGGCGCGGCGGGCCTCTCGCTCCAACTGAATGCCCACCCCTTCCCCTTTTCTTCTTATGAAGGCACGACTCAGGGGCACTTCTTCGCCTGGCCCACCATTTACCCCCAGGCAGGCCAGATGCTCCAGATCACGGGGGCGGGGCCTACCGTGGGCGGCCAAGCGGCCATGCAATCCACGTGGGTAAACAGCGTGCCGCAGAATCTCGTGACATACAACATGACGATCTCAAACGGCAGGTGCACGGCGGCGGGTGTCCCCTACACGTGCTGCACGGGCTCGGGGACAGGCACCTGCCCATGGCCGGGCTCGGGGACGAATACGACCCTGACGCCGAACGACGCTTCAGACAGCGTCTTCACGCCGGAAGGGGCTTACAACGGAACTTCCCTGAAAGAGACATCGGCAACCGGCGCCCATAACTATATCGGGAACAACGGGCCGCAGCTTGTCACGAACTATGACTACACGGCTACGGTCTTCGTCAAGGCGATCCCAGGCTCGGCGCGCGACCTTCTGATCCTTGACAACTCATCGGGTAACGGCCAGTGGTTCTCCCTCTCGAACGCGAACTGCACTGCGAGCGCCACCCCCTGGTCGTGCTGCACGGGGTCGGGGACGGGGAGCTGCTACGGAAAGACGCAGGGGGTCTACGGCAACGGACCTAATGCAAATAGCAGTTGTACCGGGAGCGCTACTCCCTATAGCTGCTGCACAGGGGCGGGAACGGGAACTTGTCCAGGCCAGGCAGGGTGCGTAGGCGCGGGGAACTACTGGTATAAGTGCTCTATCACGACGACCTGCGTCGGCGGGGCCATGAACTTCGGCCTCTATCTCAGCAAGGGTACGAGCATAAGCTACGCGGGCACGTCGGGGGCAGGGGTCTATCTCTTCAAGCCGCAGATGGTCCAGGGCGACGTTCCGGCCTTCTTCGCGGATAGCGGGAACGGAGAGTAGGAATTAACATGACCACCCTCGCAGCTACAGGGTAAAGGAGGTCTTCAATGGCTCTCGATCTGCTGCGCGACCTCAACCCATACGTTTCCCTGGCGATAGTCGTCATCGGGTGGTTCATCGTCCGCACCCTGCGCCAGATAGACGCGAATCAAAAGGAGCTATGGCAGCACATGGACGCCCATGAGAAGCGCCTCTCCATGCTCGAAGGGGCGCACGACGCGGTGATGAAAAGCGGAGGGCACAAATGAACATCCCCCAGCGCAACCACAACCCCGGCAATCTCGTTTACGCGGGGCAGCACGAGGCCACAGGCAAGGACGAGCACGGCTTTGCAATCTTCCCCGACGACCCGGCGGGCTTCAGGGCGCTCGTCGCGCAGATCAAGCTCGACCAGGCCCGGAAGCTCACCCTCGACCAGTTCACGGCGAAGTACGACAAGGACGCGAACGAGAGGAATTACCTCAACCGATTCATGGAAGAATTCAAGGTGGACAAGGATTACCCCATCGCCTCGCTCTCCGCTTACGCCATCATGGGCATCATAGCGAGCGAAGAGGGGTATCTCGCGCCACAATAAGGAGGTCATATGCTCGATTGGATGATTTTACACGCAATGGCCCATTACCTGCCGCCTGAAGCGATGGCGCTTCTGTGCCTGCTGATGACGGCCTGGGTCGTCTTTGAGAACTGGCTTGCGAAGACCGGGAAGATCAAAGCGAATTGCACCTTGGACCTCGTTACAAAAAGCTGGATCGCCCCTCTGGTCGCGGGCCTGAAAGGGATGGTGAGCAAGAATGGAACGCTCGACCTTGGATCAGGTGGTGCAGGAAGTGGGGCCGACGCCGGGAAGCCCACTGGGTATACTGAATCATGCATCAGCGGAAGCGCAGGAGAACCCGCCTCCAGAGACCCCGGACAACCCCGCTGA